ATGATCGGGCGCGTTTACGGGCATCATGGCTCCGGACGGGCTGAGCAGGGCCATGGCCGCCCTATCGGTGCTCATCAGATCCCGTGGACCAGAGCAGCAGGGAACCGTGCTGATAAAAAATGTAAGGAAATGATGGTGCTGCTGGACAGGATTGAACTGTCGACCTCTCCCTTACCAAAACACATTACCCCCGCAAAATCAGGGACATTCCATCAATAAAGCCGCCAATAAATTAAACGTGGCAACGATTCGTGCATGTAATTCTGGTCCAGTGGACCAGAGAGACATTTCACGATTCGTTATCGTCGACGTCGATTCGGGTTTCCTACGAGTGGGGCGACCGGGATAGGTTCAAAACACTCCTTTATGGACCAGTTATCAATCATTGCCTCCACCCTCCCACGCAGTTCCTGGCGGTCGGCAATCAGTCGCTTGGCCTCAGCATGCCGGGCATCATCGTTCTGCGCGAACATGGACGCCTCATAGCCAAGCTGCCTGCCCATCTCCACATCCGGCATGGACGACAGCGGCGCATAGGCCACCGGCAGGCTGATCGTCTGCCCGTGTGTCCGGTTGGTATCCGCCTGCATCCCGAATGTAGGTGCAGTCGTAATCGCTCCCACGCTGAACTGACCGCCCTGCGTGAACTGGCCGGAGAGCTGTAACGTCACGTCACCCGCAATCGTGCCCACCACCGGGTCGGGCGTATGCTGGCTGCACTGGGCGGCGCGCACGGCGCGCGTGAACCGGGCATCCTGCTCCGCCGTCCAGTCACCTGCATGCGATACCGACACCACCCCAGCCTGCGCCAGGCTGGACTGGATGCCTGCCATGGCCTGCGGGATGGTGGTGGAGATCCTCGCGGGATGGATTGCGCAGGCAGAAAGCACCATGCAGCAAAACATTACGAGAACAAACTTGACACCGTTTGGCTTGTTCATGTTACGTTCATTTCATATTTGAGAGGGATGGGCGAATCATGTCAGGTGCGTATGCAGGAGACAGGACCACGGGCTTTGCCTCCCCTGCGTCTGACAGCACCGAGGGGCCAATTGACCTGAGCGCTGCTCTCGACCTGCAGCGCCCCAACCGCTACCCCGTCCGCGTAGTGGGGGATGCGCTGGCCGCGCGCGGCATCCTGCATGGAGATATCCTGATCGTGGACACAGCAGCCCGGCCACAGTCTGGCTGCGTGGTCGTGGCGCGCTGGCAGGATCAGACCATCGTTTGCGAGATCACCCGGCAGGGCGGCGGCTGGTGGCTTCGCTCGGGTAAGGGGCAGGACGCCCAAATGCATCGGCTGGACCCGGCGCATGATTCCGAGGTCTGGGCCGTGGTCGCGGCGCTGGTCCGCACGCAGGTCTAGGCCATGCCGGTCTATGGTCTAATCGACGCGAATTCCTTCTACTGCTCATGCCAGCGCGTGTTCGAGGCCAGCATCCGTGCGGTGCCGGTCGTGGTGCTGAGCAACAATGACGGCTGCGCCATCGCGCGGACAAAAGAGGCCAAGCGGCTGGGCATCAAAATGGGGGAGGCTTGGCACCTGGTCAGGCGGCGGCCCGAACTGAAGGGCGTGCGCTGGTATTCCAGCAATTACCCGCTTTATGCCGACATGAGCCGCAGGATGTATCAGGTGCTCGAAAGCCGGGTGCCGAGGGTCGAGCCCTATTCGATCGATGAGATGTTTCTCGACCTGTCCGGGCTGCCCTATGACCTACCGACTTTCTGCCGCCAGTTGCGCCACGAGGTGCGTGCCGTAGCGAAGATTCCGACCTGTATCGGCTGGGGGCCGACCAAGACCATCGCCAAGCTGGCCAACGGGATTGCCAAGGACCGGCCTGAACTGGATGGTGTGTGCGACCTGGATCGCGAGGCCGACCGGCAGGCCGTCTATCGTGAATTACCCATCGGGGAAGTATGGGGCATCGGCCGCCGCATTGCCGAGCGGCTCCAGCGCGCCGGGATCCAGACGATTGCCGATTTCGTGGCCATGGACAGCCGCGCCGCGCGGGACATGCTGACTGTGGTCGGTGCCCGGGTCCAGTCCGAACTGCGCGGGCAGTCCTGCCTGCCGCTGTCCGAGGTCGCGGCCCCGCGCAAGGGGCTGGCCTGCACCCGCACCTTCGGGCGCCTGGTCGATAACTGGACCGACCTGCGCGAGGCCGTCTCCCATTACGCTACCACGGCAGCGGAAAAGCTGCGGGCAGAGGGAATGACCGCGTCGTTCCTGACCGTGTTCATCCAGACCAACCCGCATCAGAAAGATACGAGCTGGTATGCCAACCAGCAGTCATGCGGCATCGAGCCGACTTGCGACACGCTGGTGCTGATCACCGAGGCGCTCCGGCTCCTGCGCAAGATCTGGAAGCCAGGGTATCGGTATTTCAAGGCGGGCGTGATGCTGGATGGCCTGTGCCCAGCCGGGCTGCAGGCTGGCCTGTTCCAGACCCGTGACCCGGTGAAGTCATCCCGGCTCATGGATGCGCTTGATGCGGTGAACGGGCGCTATGGCCGGGGCACGTTGAGGCCGCTGTCCACCGGGCTGGACCGGACATGGCGCGCCCGGCAGAGCCTGCTCTCGCCAGCCTACACGACGCGCCTCGAGGACATCATGGAGGTGAAGGCGTGGTGACGGCTTATGCCACACCCCGCAGATACGCATCATTGGCCGCGACCAGCGCCTCCCAGTCTGACTGGCTGGGTGCCTGAGCCGTGGCGGGCATGAGCTGGCGCCAGGCGAGCGCATGGGCTTCCATGATGCGCGAGCGCACCCATCGCCAGGTGGCGCGCTGCGTGGTGCCCCAGGTGAGCAGGGTCACGATGTCAGTATCGTCCGTGCCGGTATAATCCCAGCCCAGCAGGCAGTGGCCGTTCGCGGGGTTGGGGTTCGGGTCGCCGTGTCCGGCCGGGGTATCGGTATCCCACACCGGAGCCAGCGCGCCGTTCTCGTCCTCCCACAGATCAGCGTCGGCCAGCTGCACACCGAGATAGGCTGCCGACAGTCCGGCCATGACATTGCGCACCCCGTTCAGGTCACCCGGATCCGCGCTACCCCAGAGGGGGAACAGGGTCTGGTTGGTTACGGCATACCCATCGCGCAGCGCGGTGGTCAGCACATCGACTTCTACACCGCCCCGATCCGTGGCCGGGCTGCCCGGCATGTAGCCGGTGGAGCGGGAATAGAACGCCACGGCCTGCGGCGTGGTGATGTCGGTCTGGAACCCGTTCAGGACGGACGTGGCGCGGATATGATTGCCGATCCCGGCCGAGGTGCAGTCGCCCAGTTCGTCATTGCCGAGCAGCAGCGGGGCAGGATCGATATGGCTGCGGTCCAGCCGGACAGGAGCCTGCCGGGCCATGAAACCGTGCATGGTCGACATGGAAGGCTGGCCCGCCCGCGTCTGCGCAGGACGGCAGCCGAGCTTGCGCAGATTCGCAAGCTGGCGATGTTTCTCGTTCATTTGTGAGCGATTTCCGTTGACATTCGCGCATATGTGCGCGATATTGTGGACATGAAAGCCGCTGACCTCCTTGCCCGTCTCCGCCGCCTCGCCAACAAAAATGGCTGGGACATGACCGAACGTAAGGGGAAGGGGTCGCACATCGTGGTGCGGCTGAACGGCAAGCCGACGGTGGTTTCAAACCATCGCGGTGACATTGCCACCGGGACGTTCCGCAAGATCCTCAAGGATCTCGGGCTGACCGAAACCGATCTGGAGGTATGAGGATGCTTTACGCTTATCCGGTCGATCTGGAGACCAACCCGGACGGCACCATCACGGCTTCATTCGAGGGGCTGCCAGGGGCAACTGATGGGACAACCCGGGAGGAAGCACTGCGCGAGGCCCAGGACCTGCTGGTCACGTCACTGTCCGTCTATGTGGATGACGGTGCAGAGGTGCCAGTTCCACCAGCGGCCAATGGTCGCCCGCTGGTTTATGTGCCTATGCTGGAAGCGGCCAAGTTGGCGCTCCATACGGCCATGCTGGAAAACAAGATCAGCAATGTAGAGTTGGCGCGTCGACTGGGCGTGGCTGAATCCTCAGTGCGCCGCTTGCGTGATCTGTTGCATGAAAGCAAGATCGGTCGCGTCGAAGCAGCGCTGCATGCTCTTGGTCGACAGACTGTTGTCCAAGTAATGGAAGTTGCATAAAAAGTTATTGGAGACATCGCATATGGTTAAATTAAATATTCGGATGACGACGGGAAACAAGAGTGCAGCTATATTAGCGGATGGGAAGGTGATTGGTGGAATTACAATGACAGATAAAGAAACTTACACTATAAATACAAATGGGAATATTTCAGATATAGATGGGTTATCTGACACATCTATAAAAAAAGTTTGGGAAAGAGCTAAAATGCAGAATCGATATGGCAGTGAAGTTATAGATCAATCAGATATTGAGGGCGAAGATAAACAGGTACCTCAACCAAACGATGACGATCATAATATCACTTAATTTTTCAACATAATAATTTTTATTTAAGATCATGATCTCGAAATTGTGCAGCCACATAAAACGCATGCAGCTTAAGCGGGATCGTGACCAGCAAGCCGATGAGGACGACAACGCCGCCCGCACCGGAGATGACGCCCTCCATGAAGGGCGTCATCGTGAACTGCTCGCCAGATAGGCCAGCAGGATGAAACCCGCCAGCACGCCACCAATGGTGCTGGCAGCCCAGAGGAAGAAGATTCCGGCGGGCGTCATGCCGTTACCCCCAGCACCTTGAGCGCCTGCTGCACCTGTGCCTGCGAGGGGGCAGGCGTGGCGCTAGTCATTGCCCCGACAGGGCGCCGCACGGCCACGCTATCCAGCAGCCCCTTGAAGGCGGACACGATGGTGCCCAGCGCGCTCAGGGCGGTGTTGGCGTTGGAAAGGTCGGTGCTGGCGATCTTGGTCTCCACCCCGGTGATGGCAGCACTCAGGTCACTCTCTACAGTGCCCAGAGCCGACAGCACGCTATCCACCCGGCTTTTCCAGTTCGTGTCATCATAGGTGATGGTGAGCGTGGATCCGGCCGCCGAGGAAAAGGCGTTCAGGGCCGCGCCCAGGGCGGTATCGCCTGCATTGATGATCGCCACGGTCGGCGCGCCGATGGCGCTGGCCAGGGCCGCGATGCTGAGGATGGTCGAGACGGCATTGAGGCCTGCCTGCCCGTAATCCTTGATGGCTGCCACGTTGAGTGTGAGGGTAGTGACCTCACCATTTTTCGTGACCGTGCAGGCGGGCAGGGCGGCGGCAGCAGCAATCGCGGCGGCAGACATGAATGCCCTGCCGAGGAAACGGCGGCGGCCGCCATCGACGGCCACGAGGTTGACACGCTGGGTCATGGACGAGTTTTCCAGTCTGGATATGAAAATAGCCCACCCGCACCACAACACCGCAGGAAACCGGCGTTTTTCGTGTGATGCAGGTGGACCAGTTTACAGGTGGAGGGGCGCAGGAAGCCCGGCGGCCGGTTTACAGACCGGGCCTATCCGGTTGACAGATCAGCGCACAGGCTGCCCCGGCACCATCGGGCGCGGGGCCTCGACCTTTTCCGGGGCAGGCGCTGCGGCCGGGGTCGCGCTGGCCGTGGCAGGCGTGGTCTCGATTGCCGTTTTCAGGTCGGTGATGCCGGTGAGGATCTTCGTCACGGCGGCATCGATGCCCGCCAGGTCGAGGTTGGGCGCGGCGCGGGCCACGATCACGGGGATCAGCGTCTGCAGCAGGGTGCCTGCCAGCTGGATGTCGGCCTGCGCGGTGGCCGTGTCTTTCTTGCCCAGCGCGGTCTCGATCAGGGTCTCGAGGGCAGGGATGGCGGCGGTGGTGTTATCGTCAGCCATGAGTGGCGTCTCCATACAAAAAAACCGCCTCAAAGGCGGTTGGGGGATCAGGATGACTGAGCCGGGACCGGCCAGTCAGCCGGGCGGGGAAGCGCGTGCGGGCGGCTTGCCAGGGCGCGTGGAGCCGGGCGGCACATCGAGGCGCTGCTCGACCGCGCTGCGCGGAACCGTTGCGGGGACCATCGCCGCCTTCTTGCCCGGCTGGTAGGCAGGCAGGTTCCACCCGCGCGCCTGGGCGATGGCGGTGACCACGGTCCAGACCAGCACCCATTTCGAGGTGGGGTCAGGCGGTCGCCAGAACCGCGCGATCAGGGCGCAGGTCGAGATCAGGAACGACACGATGACCACGACATCCCCGGCATACTGCGCGGGGAGCATCGACAGTACATCCTGCAGGAGCGAGAAAGGGTCCATGTCAGGCCTCGGCAGGCTGGGGCACGGCAGGCGCCGCGTGCAGCGCCTGGTCGATCTGGGGCAGGCCGAGATGGCCCGGCCCGTTCTCCATTGTTGCAATGCCCGCGATCAGCGCCCGCTGGGTAGCCGTATCGTGCAGGTCCAGCACGGTATCGGGCTGCACGCCCATACGGCTGCACAGGGCGTAAATATAGGCCCCGGTGGGGTTCTCGCTGGCGGGCGCATACACCGATATGATGGCACGCACCGTGGTCAGCCCCCGCTCCCCATAGCGCAGCAACTGGTCGCGCAGCGCGCGGATGCCATCCGCCATGGTGGGGAAGGCGGCAAAGCGGGGGCAGGGCACGCCGGTTTCCAGATGCGCGCCGGGCTGGCCCACGTAGTCGAGATTGCCGGGGTTGTTGTTGCGGATGCCGCGCGGGAGTTGGCTCATGGCGTCAGGTTCCTTGTTCGGGGCATTGCCTGGGGTCATGGATGCCCACCGTGCAGGAGCTGGCCGAACCAGTCGCAGAAGGGCGGATAGGCGAACAGGGCGGCGGCGATGGTGCCGATCACGGTGATCAGGCCGACGATGGCTGCCCCGATCTGGCGAAGGGCTTTCATGCCCCCGATGAGCTGGCCCATGCATTCGCGCATCTCGGTCGACAGGTCACGCACCTCGCCGCGCAGGGCGCGCAGGTCGGTCTCGGTTGATTCGACCTTGGTCTCGACGCGGACCAGCCGGTCGCGCAGCTGGGGATCATCACCGAACCCCAGCACTCTCCACAGAATGAACATCAGATTTCCAGGCAATAAAAAACCGCCTCATCGGGCGGTCGGGCAGGTGCGGGGTGTACGGGCGGGTCAGGTCGTGGTGGCAGCCGTTGCAGTACCATTCAGGTCCGCCGGGACGGCAGGTAATGCCGTGCTGGTCGTATCCGTGCCGTTGGCGATGGCCCGCAGGGCGGTGAGATAGGTCACGACATCGGCGGGCGTGCTGGCCCCATACATGCCGTAGGCCTGCCATGTGGCAGATGCGGCGGCGGTCAGGGCGTTCTGCGCCTGCGTGGCGAGAGGTACCGTGGCGGCAGGGTTGACCGGCACCGAACGCGCGGGCGTCACACCGTAGGTATCGCCGGGCTGGTAGATGCTGTCCGCGTCCTCAATCAACACGGTGCTGGCGGGTAGCGTGAAGGCTGCCTTACCGTCCCATTCTATCGTATTGACCACATAATTTGCCGGTTTGTCGCCCGATGCGGCGCTCAGGCAGATCAGATAGCGCGCCATTATGCGTATTCCTCAATAATCACCACGCCGGGCATTCCCAGGCCGCCCGCCTGTCCTACGGACTGATTGTATCCCACGCTTGCACCGCCTCCCCCAGAACCGTAACCAGTGCCGTCGATACCAGCGTTCTTCAAATTAGTACCGGGGCCACCAGTCCCAAGAGGGGTATCTCCTCCATCTCCAGATTTTCCGTTAGATTTACTGAACGTAATCATTGGCGATCGTCCGGCCGTTGTTGGACGGGAAAGCACCACGATACCCTTGGCCGGAGCAGGAGGGGCATCCGTTGAGTATTGCGGGAGGATTTCTCCGACAGATCCCCATGACCCGCCAAAACCGCCCCCACCGCCAAGTAGCGTAACCAGTGAGCCTATTGTGGTAGTCCCGCCGTTGCCCCCCGCTGCGCTCGAGGGGGCCGTACCACCAGCGCCGATTACGATGTCCACTGAGTCACCAAAATCATCGGCAGTGATCCAGAATTCTATATATTGTCCCGACAGGCCACCACCGCCGGATGCCTGGTCATTGCCATCTGTATAAGGAGCACCCCCACCCCCGCCGCCACCGCCGCATGCGCGGATGTGCAGCCATTTTGTCGCGGCGTTCCGGGTGAATGTGAGGCTGGATGTGATTGACGTAACGCCAATCAGTGCATTGGCAATGAAGTTCATTGCCTGCAACTGGCCGAGGGTGACCGGATTTTGCGCAGCGGCCGCGTCAGGAACAGTTGGCGCGACTGCGAAATCGACCTCACCTGTAACCTTGCCGCCGTCTAGGGGCAGGTAACCATTCAGCGCCGTGGTCAGGGCACCGCTGGTGATGTAGCCGTCGAGCGCGGTCGCGGTCAGCAGGCCGACCGTGGTTGTGCCGTAGGTAAAAGCTGGCCCCTTGAGGGCAGCGGAATAATAGAGCACGCTGCCTGCCACGTCGCCTGTAGCCAGCACGCCGGGCGAGCCGAGCACGGCGCCCGAGGCGGCCTGTTTGGCCAGGGCCTTGATGGCCGCTGAGAGCTGCCCCCAGTTGGCCGGGTCCAGCATCAGGCCCGCGTCAAGGATGGGCTGGATGATCTCCGCCATGACCATATTATAGTGCGCGGCCGGGAAATCGGTGGCGGGGATGGTGGCCGCCGGGTTGCCATCCGTGGCCCAGCCGGGCGTGCCGGTAGCGGGCATCGTGTCGCGGTTGGCCTCGGTGACAGTGCCGGTGCCGATGATGAGGTCCATCGAACAGCTATCCTTCGCTGTAGTTGAATATCAGGATGGTGTGGGCGGGTTTGCGCGCGGTCAGCTCGCATTGCAGGACCGTGCTGCCCCATGTGGCAAAGGGCTCGCCAAAAGCATTGCCAAAGCGCAGGGGCGTGACGGTAAACTGCGGGGCATTGACCTGCCACGTATGCGCCCAGGCATCGCCGCCGAAGGGCGTGCCGAACTTGCGGCCAAAGCGGCTGGGCGCGAACTCGGTGATGGTGATGTCGTAACCAAGAGTGGCGGCAAACTGCTCGAAATACGCGATCGAAGCCCCGCCATTATCGGTCAGCCGGGCCACGACCTGCGCGCGGCGCAGCTCCACCGTAGGGCTCTCGCCCGCGCAGGGATCGGGCAGGCCGAGGGTTGCCTCCCATTCCGGCAGCAGGTTGGCCGTCGTGGAGGGGAAGGCGTCGCCGATCAGCTCGCCAGCCGACTGCCCGCTGCGCTGGAAGGTGGGCGCCCACACGCCCGAGATCTGGTAGGGCATGGTATCGGGGTCACGCGACCAGATGCGCCCGCGCGGCAGCAGGTTGAGCAGGGCGGTGCGGAAATCCGCAACCGAAAAGATGGGCGCTACCATGCCACACCATCCGCGCCGCTCACCGTGCCCAGTACGGGCATGGAACCCTGATTCGCACCGACTACGGGATCGGTCGGGGATTTGACCTCGAAGCTGTCCAGCCCGATGGCGGCGATGGCCTCCTGCCAGTCATTGGGGTTGATGGTGCCACCGGGGGCGGATACGCGCCGGAACATGTCGGCCAGCGCGGTCTTGATGGCGGCATGATTGGCCGTGGTGTCGCCCGTGCCGAGATCCGTGATGACGAAGTCCACCGGCTGGGCGATGGGAGCGCAGGTAATGACCAGCGCCGTGACGGGCCGCTCGGCCTGAATGGCGTTGGCCACGGTCAGCTGGTCGCCCGTGGCCGTGGTGTAGCGGGGATCACCCGCCGCCGTGCCGTCGGTGCCAACGGGGAAGCCACCGGTGGCGGCATTGGCCTCATCGAGCATGACATAAACCACCACCGTGCCCGCGCCGAAGCCGTTGCCCACGCACCAGGCGCGGGTGACGCCGGTCACGGCCTCGGCCCAGTCCACGTAATCCGCCTGCTTGCCGTCCTGCCCCTGCGCCTGGAACGCGTCCATCACGCGGGTGCGGAAATCGTCCTCGTTCTCGATGTCGGCGCCGCTGACCGTTACCCCCGTGACCGTGCCACTGGTCTGGATGCCGGGCACCGGGCTGGACAGGGTGACGATGGTGCCCAGCGTGACGCCCGCGCTGCCGGTGCTGCTGGCGGTCCAGTCGACCACGGTCTGGCCATCGGCCGTGACACTCTCGGCCGAGGCCGTGGCCAGCACGCCGCCCTGGAGCGCGAACTGCGTGCCTGCGGGGATGGTGCTGGCGCCGGTGGCCGGGAAGGTGGCCGTGCCGGTCGCGGCCGTGGCCCCCTTGCGGTACACGCCCTTGAGCGCGCCCCATGCGGCGAGATATTCATCCGTAGCCGTCCACGGCACGGATTGCAGGGAAACCCAGTCGATATAGCCGTAATGCAGCCACGCCAGCCCGGCCAGCACCATGGCCAGCACATACAGCACGGAGAAGCGCAGCACGGCCACGACGCCGGGAATGCCACCGCTCACGACATCCTGCAGGGCCTGCTGGCGCAGCTGCGACAGGGTGGGGCGTGGATAGGCCATATCAGGTCAGGCCCTCCCAGGCCCATGAGAAGGTAAAGGTTTGGGGCGTGCTGTTGCCCGGCTGGGTGAGGGTGACGGAGAACTCCGCCATGGTGGGGATGGTGGCGCTCCACCACGCGCTGACCGCGAGCGAGCGGACCACGCCATCATCGACCAGCCATTGCAGGGCCTCGGTGCAGATGCTCTCGATCTCGCGCGGGATGGCCCGGGTGCCCACCATCACCGCGCGTCTGAGCTGCCACAGGCGGGAGCCGATGGGCAGGTCGCCAAAGGCGTCGCCCCACCAGCCGCGCCGGTCGGCCCCGGCAGACCCCGGCGCGCCCGTGGGCGACTGGATGCCTGCCGCCATGTCGGCCGAGGAGGGCTGTTCTGGCGCCACGCGATCGGTGAACAGGGAGACCATGACGGCCGAGCGCAGCGGGTTGTCGAGTGCGAGGTCACCGGACACAATGGGCCAGTCGCCGCGTGCCTCGCGGACGTTCCAGGTGATTGCGATATCCATGGAGAAAGCCTGTATTCTGCGGCCTAGCTGGCCTCGGGCGCACCCGACTTGCCGCTGCCCGCCGTGACGCCGCCATGCGGGTGGGTGGAAAGCTTGATGCCCTGCGCCACGACCTCATTGCCGGTGATGGTGCCGGTGGCCGTCAGGTCGCCGGTCAGGGCCGTCTTGCCGTTGGCGGGAATGATGGCGATCGAACCATCCTCCTTGAGCCAGATCCTGCTGCCGGTTCTGGGGTGGAAGAGGCAGACGTCGCCGGGCTGCAGGTCTTTCGGCCTGCCGCGCTGGTCGCCCGTGGCGACGACGACGCCGCGCGTGCGGTCGCCCCCCAGAAAGACGACAACCACGTCCGACCCCGGCACAGGTCTGCTGGCCAGTCCGTATTCCTGAACCATGGGCAGGTCGGACCGCAGCTCGCCAGCCGCCAGTGCCGCCTGCAGCGTGGGCGTGCTGACCTGTTCGTTCGTGTCGGCCGTCTGGCGGCCGATACCCACCGCCATCATGACGCGGCGGGCCGTGCGGACGAATGCAGAAGTCATGAGGCGGTATCCTGTGGTGGCAGATCCTCGGTCTGGATCGAGCCATCCGTGCTGTTCTGATCGCTGGTCAGGGCCTGAATGAATTTGTCAGCCAGAACCGGATTGAGCAGGGGCTCGGGCGAATAGGCCGCGGGAGGCATAAGCACCACGTCGGCATGCGTGCCGTCATCGACCGTCTGGCGCAGGGTCAGTTCCCCGATCAGCATGTCCTGCTGCATGCCGTCGGCCGCGGTAACGGGTGCCAGCGTGTTCGGAAGCCAGATCTGCCCGGCCTGGTCGCGCCAGCTGTCGCATGTGAGCGAGATGGGATAGGCGCGGCCAATGCGGCGGTTGACCTCCCACTGCACGCGCTGGCGGGTGACGGCGTAATCCTGATCGCCGTTCTCGACCGGGATCAGCATGTTGCGGATGCGGGGCACGCCCGGATCGGTCGCCTCCACACCAACCGTCAGCACACCCATCTGGCTGTCGAGGGCGTTCTCGTTCGGGTCGGTGAACAGCGACACCGTGCCCTGGCAGACGGCCGTCACCTTCGAGTAGCGGCCGCCAAGGCTGCGCACGGTCTGCAGGTGCTCGATGTTCTGCCCCAGCACGAAGCCGCTGGCGGCGCGGGATGTGCCCACGCCTGACATGCAGATGTTGCCATCCGGCCGGTCATAGAACAGCACGGCCGCCAGCCGCGACAACCGCTCGATCACCTCGTAAGCGGTTTCCGTCAGGATAACGGAGAAGGCGAGGATATCGGTATTGCCCGCGCCGTTGATGGAGATCACATCGATGCCCGCGAACTGGCAGACCTTGCGGGCGATGGCCAGCGCGTTGGTGCTGTTCATCTGGAAGGTCGAGAACTCGGCCGCGCATTCGACCAGATCCACGCTTTTGGAGGCGATCTGCACCTCGATCATGTGATCCTCGGGGCCGATGTCCTCTACAACCGTGATGACGTAGCCGGTAAACACGAGCACGCTGCCGATATAGACTTGGCACGTATCACCGGGGTTGAGGCTCGAGGCCCCCACGGCCGAGGCGCGGGCGGACGTCATGCCAAGGGACGCGGTCCATGGCATGATCTCGATGCCCAGCCGGAGCACGGCAGAGGTCCAGTTGGTGATCTGGCGCGCGGTCGAGCCGGATTTGACGACGATCGAGACCTCATCGGACGGGGAATTGTTCCACCCGAGAAAGTCCGACACGGCCGATAATGCACCGCTCATGATGACAGGGCCTCGAAACTGGTGGGCATGAATGCCGGATGGATGGGGTCGGCACGCTGGATCAGGTCGGGCGCGCGGGAGCCGTTGGCATAGACCTGCTGGGCCAGCACCAGCGCGGGCAGGGGCGCGTTGCGGGTGACAGTCACCAGATCGGGTAGCCGGGCCGCGCGGTCGGCCAGGTCCTGCAGCACCTGGGCGCGCAGGTTGCGCAGGGCCTGAAAGGTAGCGTCATCGCCGCTATCCGCCGCAATCACTGCCTCATCATCCAGCATGGCGCCGATGCGCGCGCGCATGGCCTGCGCCTCATCCGACGTGGCGGGCTGCCAGTCCGCCAGGGCGTAGGCCAGCGAGAGCAGCGCGGCCTGCCTGCACAGCGTTGCGGTGGCGGTCTGTGCTGTTGCAATCGCGCCGCCGATCGGTGCGCCCGAGGCCACGACCGATGGGCTGTAGGTGGCCAGTGGCAGGAGCACCGCGATCTGCGCTGCCGGATCAGCAATGGCCGAGCGGACGGATTCAGGGACGGCCATGATGGCTGTCGCCAGCGTGTCGGCATCGGCGGCCCCATCGAGCGCCGATACGTTTCCACTCACGACCTGACTGCTGGCTGTCAGCCCGGCAAGGATGGTGCCCACCGTGGCGCTGTCATCCACCACAGCCCCGCTGCCGCTGGCATACCGCCCGTTATTGCCGGGCAGGGCTGCCATGGCCCCGGCAAAAGCCCTGGGCGAGCGGATGGCGCTGTTGGCCCGGCCGCCCCAGTCCGACGCCACACCGCGCCCGGCATGCAGCACGGTTGCGCCGTAGCTGTAGGGGGTGAGCGTGGTGGCGGCGTAATCAGACGAGATGGCCGAGCCAAACGCTACAGCGGCAACCCCGACGGCGGCATGCAGGGCCAGCATGATGGTGGAGGACAGGTAGGAACTGGCCTCGACCAGCTCCATCTCGACATCCACCACCCCCATGACGCCATCGCGCTCATACCATTCGAAGCGCAGGAGCGCCGCCTGGATGACGCCGATAGTGGGATGCACCAGAAGGCCGGGGCCATTTGTCTCGGCTGCCGTGATCAGCAGGTCGCGCTGCGCAAGGCATTCCGGGCCAATCAGGAAGGCACGGATACGATAGCTGCGGGGCGCGCGCCCCAGATCCTCGGCCCAGACCTTGTCACGGAAGGGGTAACGATGGACCTGAAAATTGCGACCGTTGCTGCCACCGCTGCCCACGACCACGAACGGGATGCCACGAAACGACCCCTGCAGGTATTCTCCTGCAAGGGTTGAGAGCGTGCCGGACATATCAGTTTCCTACGGGGGTCAGATCGGTCGGCATGGCCTGCTGGACCGGGATGCTGCCTGATGTGCGGTTGACGGTCCGGACACCGGGCGAGGCGCTCTTGACGCGGCCTTTTATGCCCGGGGCGGCCTCGAGATGTACGGTCAGTTCCTGCTTGAGCGGAGCGAGCGCCTGCGTTGCCGCACCGGATGGGACGGACATGTCGGTGCCGGAGAAGTACTGCCCGGCCAGCTGGTTGGCGAGCTGGCCCCGGCGGACCATTTCACCCAGCTGATCCCGGGGGCGTTCCACGTAACCTGAGACGACAGCGGCCGATGCCGCAGGGCTGCGCATGCGCCGGAGCAGGTCGCCGCCCCTGCTTTCCGTGGTGTTCAGCTCGTAGTCGAAAAACTTGAGCTGTTCATCAAGGTTCGACTGATGGATGTCGTGACCATACAGGCGCTTGAACAGGGCCTGCCGGTCAGCATGCCACTGGCCGATGCCATAGGCCTGCCCATTATCGCCTGACAGATGCGGGTCCATCCCGCTTTCCTGCACAAGGTTGGCGACAATCCCGGCTGAGTTGGCTCCGGTCCAACCACGGGAACGAAAGAATGCATAGGCATTTTTCGTGTCTTCCTGATTGGAGATCTTGCGTTGCTGGCCATAATTCCGGCCAACCATGCCGCCCGAAAGCCACCACGCGGCATTGTCTAGATGCGAAAACCCGGGAATGTAGCGATCGGGCATCGAGCGTAGGTTATTGTCAGGGTCCGTCGCTCGGATGGTCCGATAGGCTGCATAACCTACTGCCAGCGGTACGCCTGCGCGCATAAGAAGACGCCCAGCCCCAAGCTTTCCAGCAACAGCGGCCTGACCTGCAGCGCCAGCACTGGCTGTCACCGACGTGGCGGCTGTGGCAGCTCTGGCTGCGGGCACGACCGCACGCAGGGCACCAACAACCCCAAGAATATTTGTTGTCAGCTGGAGGAAGCCCCCGAGGATCCTTGCCTCGATCATGAGCTCCATCACACGAACAACGTCTATTCCTACAGCCTTCCAGCCCCCGAGCGCATTCACTACGCCTGTTACCGCATGATAGACGCCAGCCACATCGCCCTTGATCTGGTTCCATCCGCCAGCACGCAGCCAGGTGATGAACTGGCGCACGTAACCGGTAATGTCCTGGGCGATCCATGTCCGGTTGGCGGCGATCCAGTCAGCCATCCCCTCGATGACGGGACGGATGGCGGGCTCGAGTGATTCGGCCAGGCTGTTGCCAAAGCCCTCCACCGCCAGCCCGAGCCGCTGCTGCGCCTGGCGCAGGCGGTTGGCGGCATCCACGCCGTTCTGGTTCATCACGCCGTAGCGTTCAGCCAGCTTGAGATTGTTCTCGAACTCGCGCGCGGTCTGCTGGAAGATCGGCATGAGGCCCTGCGCCGCGCCACCAAAGAGGGTTGTGGCAGCAACGGCCTGCGCAGCGGGGTTGCGGATTTCGCGCAGGCGTGCGGCGACACGCTGGAACAGTTTGTCAGGACTGAGTTTTTCCAGATCCTCTGCGTGTATGCCAATGGCCTTGAACTGGGCGACTGCGACAGGGTCCTGATTATGGAGGGCCGCCCAGCTGGTCTGGGATAACTGCTGGAGCGCGCCGGTCATGGACTCTGCCGAGCCGCCCGCCAGCTTCGCCGCGTTCTGCATGGCCTGCAGCCTTTGTGGGGCCATGCCCATGGTGCGCGAAGTCGTGCGCAGGTCGGTGCCGACCTGTGCCCAGGCGCTGGCAAGGCGGTACACGCCTGCCACGCTGGCAGCGCCTGTCAGCGTGCCCAGCACTGGCACGATCTGGCCGAGGGAGCGGAAGGCACCAACGGCTGATCGCCCTACGCCCACGATCCCGTTGTTCAGCCGTGACAGGCCCGAGAGGCTGGAGAAGCGGCCAAGGGCAGCCTGCACGCGGCGGACGGGAGCCTGCATCTGGGCGATGCGGGTATTGATCCGCTGGATGGTCTGGCTGGCCCGGTCTGCCGCGCTGATAACGAATTTAACGCCGGCGTTGGGCACGTTCGGCCTCCCGCTTGTCTTCCGCCGCGATCACGTTGGCTTTCTCGATCTCGGCGATCATCTCGGTGCCGGTCAGGTTTTCCACATCACGGCGGGACCAGCCGGAGAAAAACCGGCAGAGGTCAGCGCCTAGACGTTCCCATTTGCCGGGCCAGAATAAAAAAAACCGGTCAGGTAATCCGCGCCCTGCGCGAATTTGCTGATCGGCATTTTCAGGATAGCCGCCTTGGGCCATTCGCTGACCGCCTCGAGCATGGCGATCTCGGCCTCGAGGAAGGCTGCCGGCGTGCCCTTGGCTTCCGCAGCCTTCATGATCCGGCGTTCCCGCACCGTGGGCTCGCGCAGTTCCATGTCGGAGAAGGTGCGGCCGGTGGCCTCGATCGGGTCCTCGAAAATTAAAGTCAGGGACGGCGAGGTGTCCGGCAGTTCATCGGGCTTGCGGCGGTTGCGTTCCTCGAAGTCGGTCACGAACATGACCGCGCGGTCGAGCACCGTGGTGGGCAGCTCGATGACCGCCACTTCCGGCATGCCCGAGATGCGGGCTACGAGGCCGATCTGGGAATTGTAGACCGATTCAGGCGTCATCTGCCGGCCCATGGCCTGCGCCGCGCACAGGGTCTGGTACACGTTGGGCTCGTGCAGGCTCAGCTCCGTGAACGTCCCGGCCTTCCTGACCTCAAGCGGCGGCTCGAGATCGATGATGAGGACTTTCTCCCCGTCATCTTCCCCTACCATTTCGTCCCTGACCGGAATAATCGCAGCCAGAACTTCTTCATCGGTCGGCTGCCTGTGATGATGCTGGGTCACGAGACGGTGTCCTCGGTTACGGAATCGCTTTCGACATGCAGTTCGAAGGTGCCTTCCTGCGTGTTCACGGCGATGCGTTCGGTCTGCCAGGCATTATTGGCCGTAATGACCTTGCCGTTGGCATTGACCAGCACGACGGTCAGGCCCGATGCGCCCTGCAGGGAGCTGACGGCAAAGTCCCGGCGGTCACGGCAGGTGGCCTGGATGAAGCCTTCGCCGGGCATGGCGGTGAAGCCTTCGACCGCGCTCTGGCCCTTGGCGGTTTCATTGACATCACCCGAGGCCTGCCACTGGCCTTCGCCTACGACATTGAACTCGATACCGTTGACGGTAAGGGTTGCGGTGCCGCCAAGCGGCCCGCGATAGACGGTTGCGGACATGGCGGCTCCTTACGATTTGACGAACTGGCAGTTGCCAGCAATGACCCAGAGCTGGTTGGCGAAGTCATAGGGCATGAGCAGGAATACCTGGCCGCCGCCCTGATTCTGCGCCTGCAGCTTGACGGCAAAGGTATCGGCGTTCTGCGCCCAGTACTGGCTGCACTGCCAGCGGTATCGCGACACGCAGGCCTTGCCGATCAGCTGGGCTGTGGTGGCCTTGGCACCGGCCGAAATCCGGGTGCCGTCGGCCACGAGGATGAAGCCGCCGAACATCGAGGCGAGGAAGATGCGCATGTCCTGCAGGCAGATCATGGCGGTCATCAGCGTCTCGATGTCGAGGTAGCTGTTATCGGGCACGCCCTCGGCGTTTTCCTGATAGGTGGTGAGCAGGCGCTCGATATTGACCGTGCCGCTGTCATCCACCGTAAACGTGCTCATACCATCCCACAGCAGGCTGTTGCGCTGGGGCAGGGTGAAGCGCCCGGCATCGGTGGGCGGCATGACCGTCAGGGCAACGCCCGTGACCGGCAGGGCCGGGTTGATGCGGATGCTGGCCGCCACCTGTGCGCCGATCTGGGCAGCCCAGACCATGGGGGAGGACGGGCTGTCCGAGATCGCCATGATGGTGGTGTGCGGGTCGTTCTGGGTCAGGCCGAAGGCCGTGGCCTCGCCATACGTGCCCCTGTAGGCGGTGATGCCGTGGCCGTAGAGCTGCTCCATCGGTGCCCAGCGGCCATCGGTGTTGTTGAACACCTGCTTGAAGGCATCGAGGCTGGCCGTGTCGGTGTAGGGATGGAGGAACAGGTCATAGACACGGTCACCCAGCCCGGCCAGCGCTGTGGCCAGCGTGGTGGGGTTCTGCGTGCCGCCGGTCATCTGGCCCAGCGTTACGGCAACGCCCGTGGGCAGGGACTGCCCGCCAGCGGTGCCCAGCAGGTTGACGCCCAGCAGGATGTCATTGCCGCACAGGCCCCTGTTCAGCGCCGTGACGTTGATCTGGCCTGCCGTGGTGGCATCGACCGCAAGCGTGACCGGCAGGCCGGTGACCGCCTGGGCGGCTGTGACCACATTTTCAGCAATGGTGGCCGCCGTGTCGCCTGCCGTGACCAGCGTGGGGATGAGCTGGCCGCCCACATACAGGCACAGCGTGCCGGATGCGGAAGCGGGGCCAGTGATGGTGACCGTGCCCCTGGCGGCAACGGATGCGGCATCATCGGCCAGCGGCAGCACCCAGACCTCGCCCAGCGGGTCGATGGCAAAATACTGCGCGACCATGATCGCGGCCTGCGAGCCCACGCCATACAGGCCCTCGGCATCGGTGATGCCTGCGGACAGGCGCGCCGTGCCAGCAAGGGCAGCGCCCGTGGTGGTCTGGGCCACGATCAGGACGCGGCGGGTATAGGAGGCGGTATTCGCCTTGGAATTGTCCAGGGCAAAATAAAAGCCGGGCACCCGGTTGTTGGTCGGGTAGCCCGGCACCGTGATGGAGCCGCTCATGCGTGGGCCTCGGCAGGTTCAGGGACTGCCGCGGCACCACCTGAAAGATGGGAGGGCGAAGGGGCTGCCGTTACGACGGCGGCTGATGCGGCAGGCGGTGTGGACTGCACCACGTCGCCATTGCGCAGGAGCAGGAGCCAGAAGCCCGTTTGGGGCACGGTCTCGCCCTGCGCCTTGAGCAGGCGCATCGTGCCGGGCCAGCGCACTGCGCGGCCCGGGGCGGGTTTTACAAACATGTATGGAACCTCAGTTGAGGGTGGGCAGCACCTGCATGCCGGCAAAATCGGCGTTGCCGTTTGCCTGCATCTGGCCGGTGAGGGTTGTCAGGGGCGTGCCGGCCGGGGGATATTCCTCGATGTATTCCAGCCCGAACAGGAACCGGATTTCGCCAGTATGTTCGCGGGTCTGGCTGGTAATGATCTGATCGGTATCGATCGTGACCACCTGGGTGATCATGCCCTGCAGGTTGAGATCCTGCATGATGGCCAGTTCGATCTGTTCGGCCAGTTCATCGAGATACGTTCCGACTATTTCGGGCGTTTCGCCGCAGAGCTGCCCACGGATTGCGAGCGTCGTGACCCGCGTGTAATCGGTCGCCCCCCGATTGTTCGAGGTTGCCCGGTCGCGGGGCGCCGTGACCGCAATGGCCGGCAGTTTATCAAGGGCTGTCGGGAGGCTGTGGTTGACCAGAATGTTCGATCCGGCCAGCGTATTGGCAGCCTGCAGGGCTGCGACTGCGGCATCACGCAACTGCACGCGGTACAACGTCATGAGGGATTGATATCCACCAGGTTGAGTTCCAGACATGCCCCGCCATGGCTGTCGGGCTGGACCTCGAGGATCTCGTAGGTCTGGCCGTTGATGACGAATTCATCGCCCTGGGCAGGGGCTACCGGGAAATCCGATAGCCTGACCCCAAGGCGGGGCATGCTGGTGGTGATGTTCGTCGGGGTTACCCCCGGCATTTCCCCCAGCGGGTCCAGCGACTTGAAGCCATCATCGAAAATGCCGTTGATGGGCTGCGATGATGCAAGGGACTGGGATTTCCACTGATAGGGATTGCCGAAGGCATCCAGGCATGGGCCTAGCAGCCTGTCGGGTTGGGCATTTTGCGGCTGATAACGCCGAGGCTGACCCGGCTTATGCTGCCTGAAGCCGTGCCATTCTTTTGCAGTTGTATGCGAGAGCGACGAGGGTCCATTCAGTCGTGACTTTTGCAAGGCCACGCAGACTGAATCTTCTGAAGCCCATGATGCTTTTGATAATTCCAAAGACCGGTTCAACGGTCTGTTTTCGTAGTCTGTAAATATTTCCGGCTTTTGTGGTTTCCAGTTTTTTCTTCATGGCAAGCCGCCAGGGTTCGGTGATCCGGCGTGGTTCCCTGTTTTCAGGAGGTGGTCGGAAGTCATAAGGCCTGCGGGCACAGGGCCGTCCGATGGCGACCAGCGGATCAATGCCTTTTTTCCGCAGGTCCCGGACCGCCTGCCCGCTGGCGTAACCGGTGTCGGCAAGCACTGTCTTTGGGAGACCGATCGTGTTTTCCATCGACAGCACGGTGCTGGCAAAGGATGGCGCGTCCGCTGACGTGGCGACAACGTCGGTTGTCACGATCAACTGACTGCCTTCGGCGCAGACCACGGCCTGGGCATTGTAAGCCTGCCGGAACTCGTGGGCGTCCGAACGCCGCATGAGGCGGCTGTCGGGATCGGTCAGACTGATCTGCCGGTCGGGTGGTGGTTCATCATCCGGCGGTTTCGGCGCCCGACCGCGACGCCCTGTTTTTGCGTCATACATCGCCTTCTTTTTCTCGTATGCCGGTCGCGCCGCCTCGGCCTGCGCTTTCGCATCTGCTTCCAGCCGGGCGCAGGCTTCGTCCAGCTTCGCTTTCAGTGTTTCCCGTCGGGCAAGCTCTTCTGGCAGGGCCTGCGGATCTCTGTCTGTGGCATCTGCGTGCTCCGCCTGGTCCATCAGTTTCGCGATATCCACCGCCAGCTGTTCGCGCAGTGCCCTGATCCGGTCGTAGCGCAGGGAACGGTATTTCGAAGCGTCGGCATCAATTTTCGTGCCGTCAATCGATACGACACCCAGACGCAGCAGACCCGTCTCGCGCGCCAGAAGCAGGACCTGCGCAAATGCAGCTTCAATGGCTGTCCGGTTCGTCCGGCGGAAGGTCGCAATCGTATCATGATCCGGATGCAGGTTCGCCGCCACGAAGCGTACCCCGATGTCGCGATATGTCGCCCGCTCGATCCGGCGTGAGGAAAACAACCCGTTCGCATAGCTGAAGATCAGAAGGGCCAGCATCAGGCGCGGATGATACTGCGCCTTGCCTCCCGTGCGCACTGGCACGCAGAACGCACTCATCGGAACCCGCTCAACAGCTGCGACAATGAAATGCGCCATATCGTCAGCCGGAAGCCACGACGTCAGATCAGGCGGCAGAAGATACGGCTGGGATCGGTCAAACGGGATGAAGCGGCTCATCGCGACACTCTACAGCCTTACCCCTTCACAGGGTACCCCAACCCGACAGGCTGCTAGCAGCCTGTCGGGTTGGGCATTTTGCGGCTGATAACGCCGAGGCTGACCCGGCTTATGCTGCCTGAAGCCGTGCCATTCTTTTGCAGTTGTATGCGAGAGCGACGAGGGTCCATTCAGTCGTGACTTTTGCAAGGCCACGCAGACTGAATCTTCTGAAGCCCATGATGCTTTTGATAATTCCAAAGACCGGTTCAACGGTCTGTTTTCGTAGTCTGTAAATATTTCCGGCTTTTGTGGTTTCCAGTTTTTTCTTCATGGCAAGCCGCCAGGGTTCGGTGATCCGGCGTGGTTCCCTGTTTTCAGGAGGTGGTCGGAAGTCATAAGGCCTGCGGGCACAGGGCCGTCCGATGGCGACCAGCGGATCAATGCCTTTTTTCCGCAGGTCCCGGACCGCCTGCCCGCTGGCGTAACCGGTGTCGGCAAGCACTGTCTTTGGGAGACCGATCGTGTTTTCCATCGACAGCACGGTGCTGGCAAAGGATGGCGCGTCCGCTGACGTGGCGACAACGTCGGTTGTCACGATCAACTGACTGCCTTCGGCGCAGACCACGGCCTGGGCATTGTAAGCCTGCCGGAACTCGTGGGCGTCCGAACGCCGCATGAGGCGGCTGTCGGGATCGGTCAGACTGATCTGCCGGTCGGGTGGTGGTTCATCATCCGGCGGTTTCGGCGCCCGACCGCGACGCCCTGTTTTTGCGTCATACATCGCCTTCTTTTTCTCGTATGCCGGTCGCGCCGCCTCGGCCTGCGCTTTCGCATCTGCTTCCAGCCGGGCGCAGGCTTCGTCCAGCTTCGCTTTCAGTGTTTCCCGTCGGGCAAGCTCTTCTGGCAGGGCCTGCGGATCTCTGTCTGTGGCATCTGCGTGCTCCGCCTGGTCCATCAGTTTCGCGATATCCACCGCCAGCTGTTCGCGCAGTGCCCTGATCCGGTCGTAGCGCAGGGAACGGTATTTCGAAGCGTCGGCATCAATTTTCGTGCCGTCAATCGATACGACACCCAGACGCAGCAGACCCGTCTCGCGCGCCAGAAGCAGGACCTGCGCAAATGCAGCTTCAATGGCTGTCCGGTTCGTCCGGCGGAAGGTCGCAATCGTATCATGATCCGGATGCAGGTTCGCCGCCACGAAGCGTACCCCGATGTCGCGATATGTCGCCCGCTCGATCCGGCGTGAGGAAAACAACCCGTTCGCATAGCTGAAGATCAGAAGGGCCAGCATCAGGCGCGGATGATACTGCGCCTTGCCTCCCGTGCGCACTGGCACGCAGAACGCACTCATCGGAACCCGCTCAACAGCTGCGACAATGAAATGCGCCATATCGTCAGCCGGAAGCCACGACGTCAGATCAGGCGGCAGAAGATACGGCTGGGATCGGTCAAACGGGATGAAGCGGCTCAT